ATTCTCGTGCGCGAGGTAGAAACGGACGGGCCCGACCACGATCGCCTCCTCGTGCGCCAGATGAGCGAGAATTTCACCCAGGGGATGGACCCGCGGACCATGGCGGCCGCGATGGGGCGCAAGATCCCTGACGAGGCGCTGGCGTCTCTCGGGGAGACCATGGGCGACGGGGAGACGCTGCGACAGTTCCTGGACCAGCGTTCGGCGAAGCCCTTCATGCGCCACCTCGAGGCCGCTGGCGTCATCGACGCTCGGAACCGCAACGAGTACATCGACTCAAAGACCCTCAAGCTGAACGAGGACGGGAAGCGCCACGTCGAGCGGACGTTGGTAGGGCGCATGGTCGGAAACGCGGATCTGATGGCCAACCTACCCGAGCGGGTGATCCAGGCCGTCGCCCGAGCGACGCCGCACATGGTGCAGGCCGAGGCCCACGGCGCAGGGTTCAACATTCGAGAGCCGCTCACGACGGCGCTGGACGCCTACAGCGAATACCACGCGGCGGGGCAGATCCCGAGCGGGCTCAAGGGGAAGAAGCTCGCCGCCGCGATCGACGACATGACCAGCAACACCGACTCCGAGCGCTACGCCGAGGCGAAGGCGGCCGGCAAGAGCTCCCGCGATGCCTTCGACGCTGCCCAGCACCCGATCACACGCGACCCCAAAGCGATGGCCATCTTCCGCCACCTCATCGAGCGCCCGGGGCCGCAGCAGACCGCAGAGACCTTCAAGCGGTTCGCGCGCCAGGCGGCGCAGAACCCCGAGGGACAGGGCGGGCTGTTCGGTGCGGCGACGGCGCCCGACGACGTCTTCCACCAGGCGTTCTCTGGCGGCGGCGGCGAAACGGGGCTATTGCTGTCGATGGACGCGCCCGGGCCGCTGGGAGGCGGTAGCGGCGCGCTCGACTCGTTCCGCCGCCTGACGGGCGGCCCCCCGTCGCCCCATCGCGGCGGCTCTCGCCCCGCAGACGCGCTCCGACTGGCAGGGACAGGGAGGACCGCCTGATGGCGCTGTCGTTGCGAAATCGAGCGCAGGACGCGGTAGAGCGCTTCTCCCGGCGCATCGGAGAGCGGGCGGCTTCTGCCGTCGTCACGACGGGGAGCCGAGCTCGCACGGTCGCGCGCTTCGTCGCGGGCGGCGCAGGCTCGACCGCCGCGGCGGCGCTGGACGGATGGGGGGAATCCATCGAGAAGGCGCGGCGCTCCGGTCTCTTCGACGAGACGGACGATGAGCCCGGCGCCGGCGGCCGGGGTCGCGCCCGGAACGCGAAGGACGGCACCCCGCAAGGCTTGAGTGGCGTTCCGTCCGAGATCGCGGGCCAACTCTTCGACTCCGATACGGCGCCGTACGCGCAGCCGCAGACCCTCTCGACGCCGGGCCCGATGAACCGGCTATCCTACGACGAGATCCGCCTGCTGGCGATGCACCCCGTGATCTCCCCGATCCTCTGGACGCGAATCAACGAGGTCCGGCGGTTCGCTGTCGTCCAAAGGGACGAGCACTCCATCGGCTACGAGGTCCGGATCCGCGACAAGAAGCGGACCGCGACCGCGGCCGAGAGGAGGAAGTGTCAGGAGGCGGAGAAGTTCATCGGGCGTTGCGGGAATTGGTCAGATTCTGACGTCCAAACACGCTATATGTTTGGGGATTTCCTGGCAATGCTCACGCACGACGCCCTGCGGTTCGACCAGGGGTGCGCGCAGATTCTCTACGACATGAAGGACGAGAAGCCGGCCGCCTTCCTCTCCATGCCGTCTCACCAAATCCGGCGCGCGGTCCCGAGGGCCGTACGGGCCCCCATGGGCCTCGAAGCGTTCTTCGGGGCGACCAACCTCGGCGGGACCCCGGAGAACCCCGACTTCGTCCAGGTCGACAAGCGGCTGACCGTCGTTGGCGCGTGGCCCGCGCGAAAGCTGCTGTTCGGCGTTCGGCGCCCGCGATCCGACGCGGAGAGCTACGGCTACGGGTGGCCCGAACTCGACGAGTTGATCAAGGTCCTGAGAGCCCTGCTGGACTCGATGGACTACAACATGGCGCAGTTTCACCAGGGCATCCTGACGAACGGCATGTTGAAGGTCCGCGCGAAGTACACGCAAGAACAGTTCAAGATGTTCAAGCGACAGCTCCGCGCCATGATGGTTGGCGTCCGCAACGCCCACCGCGTTCCCTACCTGCAGGTCAACCCGGACGAGAAAGAGGATATCGAGTGGTTGGACTTCAAAAAGTCCAACAAGGACCAAGAGTTCTCTCAGTGGATGGGGTTCTTGCTGAAGGTCGCGTGCGCGGTTTACATGATGGACCCGGCGCAGATCAACTTCATCTACGGCACAGAGGGCGTCAAGTCGGCGCTGAGCCAGGGCAGCGGCGAGAACACGCGGGTTCTGCTGTCTCAGGATCGCGGGCTTTGGCCGTTGCTGTCGGCGATTGCAGAGTGGGTCAACAAGTGGATCATCTGGCCGATGGATCCCTCGCTGCATTTCGCGTTCGTCGGGATGGATGCGAAGACGCCCGAGGAGAAGCTCAGGATCCGCAAGCTCCGCCTCGAGACCACGGACACCGTCGACGAGCTCCGCGCCGAGGACGACAAGGCTCCGATGCCGGACGGCACCGGCGACTGCATCCTGAGCCCCACGTGGATTCAGTACGCGGCGCAGAAGGCCGCGGCGGCCGGCGGCGGAGAGGGCGCACCCGGGGCCCCTGGGGACGAGGGGGAGCCGGGCGCCGCGCCCGACGACGACGGAGGCGAGGACGACGCGTTCCCGGGGCTGTCGTTCATGGATGCGAGCGCCGGCAAGAAGGGCAGCGCCGCTCCGGATGCCAACGACGAGGGCGACGACGAACAGGGAGCCCCCGAGAAGCCCGGCAAAGACCCGAAGAAGGGCAAGGCCAAGGCTGAACCGGAGGGCTTCAAGAAGGCCGCGCCGGTGCCGTCCTGGCAGCGGGGCGAGCGCGGGCGAAACCTCCGCTTCTACACGTCGGAGATCGCACCCGTGGACGACGGCGACGGGGAAGGGTAGTGCATGGGGGCCAAAACTAAAGCCACGACGACCCCGGCCGTCAGTCCCCCCGAGTGGGAGGCACTGTCTCTCGCGCAGTCGCACGCGCGGCTGCAGCGGGGCTACGCGGCCATGCGACGGAGGATGATTCTGCATGTCCAGAAGGAAGCGATTCGGTTTCTCACCGGCAACGCCACCGCCGCACCCGGCAACGGCTCCCGTGTCGTTCACGCTACCGGAAACCCGGGAGGAGGCGAGGCCGGGCGAGCACCCCGGACGGCGAACGCTGACGGGAACGATTCACGCGCGCAGTGACGCCCCGCCTCTGATGGTTTGGGACGGGGACGGCGGAACGGGCGGCCGATGACTCCTGAGCAGATTCTCCACCTCTACAACCTCATCCGCGATTATCACCTCGCGTTCGCGATCTCGCTTGTCGGGCCCGAGTCTGTGGCCGTCCAGCAAGAGGACGTCCAGCGGCTCGTGGACGCCGGGATTCTGTCGCCGGCGGACGCCCTGGGGCTGCTCAACGGCGACGTCTTCGGAAACGCCGTGACGCTCGGTGTCCTCCGCACGCACGTCGAGCAAGCCGAGCTGCGCGCGAAGCGCGGGTGGTATCCGGAGGACGTCAACGCGCTGTCGTATGCCGAGCTCGATGCACGCATCAAGCGGGACCCGATCCCCATGACGGAGCGGGAACAGGCGGCCGTTGCGGCGGCGCGCTCCCGGGCCGGAAGCCTCATCGTGAGCCGCGGGGACCGGGTTGCGGGCGACGTTCTGGGCGCCATTCAGGACGCCGACGCCGAACACGCGCTCGCGGCTTCCGTCGAGGTTGGGGAGCGCACGATCGAAGACATCGTCTCGGAGAAGACGGTTCAGGCGGTCGAAGAGCGCTGGACCGCCGGGAAACTCAAGTCCGAGCTGGGTCACCGCACGGAGACGTGGGATCGCGACTGGGATCGCATCGCACGGACAGAACTGCAGGAGGCGGCGAACCTCGGAATCGCGGCGAGTATCTCTTCCCGATACGGTGACGCGAACATCGCCCGCGTCCCGAACCCCAGCGCGTGTGACCACTGCAATGCGTTGTACCTGGGACCGGACGGGCTCCCCATCGTGAAGCCCATCTCCTGGTTCACGGCGAACGGACTGAACAACTTCGGACGCAAGCAGGCGGACTGGAAAGCGACGATCGGCACGATCCATCCACACTGTCACTGTAGGACCGTGCGGGTTCCCGAGGGATTCGCCCTGACCGACGAGTGGGACGTCGTGCCGAAATCGATGATCACGGGCAACCCGCCGCGGCTTCCGTCCGGCGGCGAAGGCGAGGGGGGCGCTCCCGAAAAGACTGCGCCGCGACGGATCGCCGCAACCGGATAGTCGGAACCGAATTCCTGCCGTGACCGCAACCGAACGCACACATTCGCACACAACCGCAGGAATGCACAGACCGCCACGACTCGACCGCACAACAAAGCCGCAAAACACACACACAAAGCCGCTAATCTGAATAGATTCACAGCAAAATCATATGTCACCCTCGCGACATGGAGGGCTGCATTGCCGAACACAGAGACCACATTTGACGTCCCGCTGTTCTTCTGCGAGGGCATGGACCTCGTCAAGGCCGAGGACGGGAAGCGCCTGTGCTTTAAGGGCTGGGCCACAACTTCGCGCCGTGACCACAAGGGCGAGAAGGTCTTCCCGGGCGGTCTCGACTTCTCCTACCTCCTGAAGAAGCCGGAGGACGGCGGCGGCGGTGGTTTCCGTTGGAAACACACACCGGACCCGAAGAAGGGTGAGGGCTTCGACGATCCGAAGTACGCCCAGGTTGCGATCCTGAAATCGCTACAGAAGGGTACGCACCCCAAGAGTGGCGAGCCCGGGATTTTCGTCGAAGGCGAGTTCTTCGACGATCAAACGGGCCGCGACCTGTTCCAGAAACAGCTTGCAATGCAAGAGCTTGGGCGAGGATTCGGACTGAGCGTCGAGGGCGCAGTGAAGGCCCGGGACCCGCGCGATCCGAATTCCATCACGAAGGCCATCGTCCGCAATATCGCCTTCGACATGCACCCCATGAACCCGGACTCCCGCATTGAGGCCTTTTACAAGGCCATGGGCGCGGGAGACGACGAAGACGACGATCGCGACCCCGGCGAATTCGAGCCGGATTCCGACGACATCGAAGAAGAGAAGCGGCGCAAGGCCGAAGAGGCCGAAGAGGCCGACGCCAATAAGTGCCTGGACTCTACCGCAATTCAACCGATCGCCCCGGAAAGCCTGGACGGATCGCCGTCCGTGCAGCCGCGAAGGAAGCGAAAAAGGGAGAAGATGATGAAGGACGAGCTGAAGAAGGCATTCGACGAGCTCTCCGCCGACGAGAAGCGGGAGTTCCTGTCGTCGTGTGGCGCCGCCCCCAGGGACGAGGACGACGACTCGCTCGCGAAGGCGATGGACGACCTCTCGGACACGAACGAGCGTCTTCGGGCTCAGATCGAATCGATGGACACCATCGAGAAGGCGCTGGGCGTGTCCATCGACGATCTGCCCGAGGGCTCGCTGGCGCGCACGGCAGCCGATTCCGTCGACTTCCAGAGGGCCATGGGCGAACGGATGATCGCCCAGGAGCCCGTCCTCGCCGAGCTCGCGAAGAGCCTCGGGGACGTCGTGGATCTCGTCAAGAGCTTCGAGTCGACGATGCGTGGCCTCGACCAGGCCATGGGCCGCGCCCAGGCGCCGACCGGCATTCCGAGCGGTGTCGCGGCGATGCCGCATCCCGCCGACAGGGCCGCCAGCGGAGGAGAGACCCTGACGAAGGCGCAGGCGGAGAGCCATATCCTCGGAGCGCTCCGCAAGGCGCGGCGTGAAGGAAACAGCACCGCGGCGGCTAATCTCGACGAGGCGCTGCAGAATCTCTCGTTCGCGCCCAGCCACGCGACCATGCTCAAGGCCGACCTCGAGGCCCTGGAGTGCATCAGCTAGGAGCCGCACCCGGAGGGCGGCAGGGGACGCCCTATCCGGCTGCGAGCAGATAGGAGACACGACATGCTTTTTCACTACAACGGCGGCTCCTTCGCTCCGGCCGGAGTCGGACTCGGATCGGGCGACAAGGACGCGCTCATCAAGGCCCTGAACGTCGGCTATCCGACGCCGGGTGCCGCCCCGGGGACCTTCGCCCCGGCGACCATCGAGTCGCTGGACTCGCAGATCACGAGCGTCGCCGAGTCGCTTCCCAACATCAAGTTCGTCAATCGTCTTGCGGCCGCGCAGGCGATCAACACCGTCCATCAGTACGTCAAGCAGACGTCCGTAGGCTCCCGACTCCCGGGATGGCAACTGGAGACGTCCGATCCGTCCAGGCAGTCCACGCCGGAGATCGAACGCGTCATCGCCAGCCTTATGCTGATGGTCGACTACTTCCGCGTCGGCGACGTCGCGAACATGGTCTCGATCATCTCGGGCGCCGGCGAGAACGCGGACGCCTTCCAGCAGCGCAACGCGCTCATCAACCACCTGTCGCACCTCGAGGACGCGCTGTTCAACGGCGACCAGTCGATGTGTTCGCTCGAGATTGATGGGCTCCGCACGCTCATGCTCAGCGGCGCGCCGAGCACCAACATTGTTGACCTTCGAGGCCAGGCGATCACGGGCGCGAATGTCAACGCGGCCCAGCGGATCGTCACCGACAAGTTCGGCCGGATCGAAGAAGTCTGGATGTCCGGTTCGTCGCAGGAAAGTCTCGGCAACCTCGCCGAGTCGAACCTGATCTACAACCGTCCGAGCGCGAAGATGGGCGGCGAGGGCACGACGATCAACGTCATGCCGACGGGCGCGAACACGACGAACGGGTTCGTCAAGTTCGAGTCCTCCGCGTTCCTGCAGGCCGGCGGCGTCCACGGCAACGAGCCGCTCGCGGCCGGCGAGGGCGACTCCAAGCCGACGCTGCCGGTCATCGGCGTCGCCCCGGCCGCCGGCGCGCACGCGTCGAGCCAGGTCGTTGCCGCCGACGCGGGCGACTACTACTACAAGGTGGTCGCCTACGGACCGGGCGGGATCTCCGTCCCCGTGTCGAGTGCCGTCGTGTCCGTCGCTGCGGGCGATCGGGTGACGATGACCATGACAGACAACGCGATCACGAACGTGTACTACTACAAGGTTTACCGATCCGACAAGAACGGTCTGGTCGGAACCTGCAAGTTCGCGTTCAACTTCGCGAAGGCGGCGGTCGGGAACACTACGATCATCGACTACAACGATGACATCCCCGGAACGACCACGGCCTACGGGCTGGCCTTCGACCCGAGCGTGCTGCAGTACGTCCATCTCGGCCAGCGGGCTTGGCGGAAGCAGCTCGCCGAGATCAGCCTCTACAAGCACTTCGCGATCATCTCGCTGAGCGTCCTGCTCGCGAAGGCCCCCTCGAAGCTGTTCATGTGGCGCAACTGCGGCGCGGCGTAAGCGTCGCCGCCGTGAGGCGGTAGGCGAGAGACGGAGGGGGGACGCCCCCCTCCCCTCTCCAAACCGAAGGGAGAGAGCAAAGAAATGAGCGCCATCGCGGACACAACGCCGGTCCTCCTCTCGGAGGCGCAGTTGACGCAGATCGAGGCCTCGGAGCCGAACGAGAACCTCTACCGGAAGACCCGCCGATCTCAGGAGAAGTTCCCCGGGCGTGTCTTCCAGAACCTCTTCGAGGCCGCGCAGTGTCCCGTTCAGGACCTGCTCGACGACCGTGTCAGCCTCGTCCGCTACCCGTTCCTCATGACCACGATGCGTGATCTCGTCGAAGACCTGACGACGCAGTACGAGGCGCACCGGGCCTACGTGGTCGGGACCGTGCACGGCGCCGCCGACAACACGAACACGATCGCGGCCAGCGGCGGATCGGGCACATGGACGGCGGCGGCGGGCACGCAGACGATCTGGGTCCAGCTCAACGCCATCCGTGCGGCGTTCGTGGCGCACATGGCCCAGGGTGCGGTAGTTCACCTTGCGGCCGACGACACGACGGATCTCAACATCGCGGCGTCGACGGCCAACGACCTGTGGAGCGCGATTCAGCTTGCGAACGCGCTGTATACGGCGTTCACGGCGCACGAAGAGCTCCTCACGGCCCACACGATCGAAGACGCGGTCAACGTGCTCACGGCCGACTACCTGACCGCGGGGACGGCCACGGACACGACCGCGTGGAACGCCATGCTGGTCTGGGACTCCGCCATAACGACGGCCCTCTACGAGGGGCCGCGCAGCATGACGCTGCGCCACACGAACACGGCCATCGCGGCCGGCGGGCGCTGGAAGGTCATCTCCTGCGACCCCGACTACGCCCTGACCGCTGCCGACCTCGACAACGTGATCTGGGTCGCGGGCAACGGTGACGACTCCATCGGCGACGGGTCCATCGACCAGCCGTTGGCGACCATCAACGCAGCCATCGCGGCGGCGACCGCCGGCGACCTGCTCATGGTCGCCCCCGGGAACTACTCGGATCCCCTGACCATCTCGAAGAAGCTCAACATCCGCGGGTCTGCGCTGTCGGGCGTCGTGGTCTCCGGGGCCTCCACCATCAGCGCGTCGGGATGCGTCCTCGAGGGAATCAGCTTCACCGACACCCTCGGTATCTCCGCCGACGCTACCCTTGTCGACTGTGTCATGGGCGAGGCGGTGACCATCAGCGCCGCGGCAAGCGTCTACGCGCTTTTCTCGGGCTTCTCGGCCCCGACGACGGTCTGCCCGCTCACGTTCACGAGCACGGGGACCCTGAGGGCGATCGGCTGCCTCTTTTCCTCGGTGGACGACGTCGAAGCGATCAACCAGACCGCCGGGCTCATCATCCTTCACGAGTGCGACCTGAGCGCGACGCGCGCGGCCGATCCCGTCGTTGAGTCGACGGGCGGATCGTACCGCCAGTTCGCGGGATCGCTCATCAACGGTGGCGCCGGCGGGGCCGGATCCTTCGCGAACGGCGCGACCGCGGCGCTCCCGAACATCCTCGTTCGGGTTCAGACCACCGGTGCCCTGACGGGCATCCTGGCGAGCCTCGGCAACGTCTTCTGGGTCTCCACTGACGGTGACGACGTCATCGGCGACGGGTCCATCGACCAGCCGTTGGCGACCATCGACGCAGCCATCACCGCGGCGACCGCCGGCGACCTGCTCATGGTGATGTCGGGGACCTACTCGGCTGCGCTCACGATCAGCAAGAAGCTGAACATCCGCGGCGTCGCGGGTGCGAGCGTCGTGGTATCCGGAGCCTCCACCATCAGCGCCAACGGGTGCGTGATCGAGGGGATCTCCTTCACCAACACGCTCGGGATCTCCGCCAACTGCGTGCTCATCAACTGTGCGACCGGCGAGGCGGTGACCATCAGCGGTACGGCCGTGGTC